CGACATCTCAAGGAGTCTCAACTTCAATGTTCTGACTGTACCTGTTAAACTCTTGATTAACAATGCTAGCGATTAACCAAGTGAGAGCAGGATAGCTTTCACCCACTTCATCACTCCCTAACACTACATACGGGCCTACTAGCAAAATCTTCCCAACCTAAATTGGGAACCTTCGCGTTCCGACGTGACTCCATTTCCTCCAGCATTTAACCTGCCACAGAGCATGACCTTGAAATTGAGACTCCCTTTAAAATTCAGATACTACATTATGATACTCCAGTTTCCAACAGCTAGAGGTTTCAAAATTACTCATAAGAGGCAATATCCTTGATATAGAGAGCGCGCCCCCAATATGGGGCAATGGTTTTACTAACATGGTTTCGGTTTTCCTTCCGACATCCGGACTGGTTTTTCCACAACCGCCCGGCGAACAGCATTTTGTCCTCCAAACATCTCGCGATTCTGAGACATAATCTGCATAAATGCAGATGCTGAATCAGGCTCACTGGGCGTTTGGGCAGGATGCTCCATGTTAGACGTTGGCAGAGTCAAAGACAACTTCTTGTCTGCCAACATAGCGTAGATCCTCTCTTCTACGCTAACTACTCTGTCGAGTAGTTTCGCAGCCTCAGAACCACCACTATGGTGCGACGACTGCAGCTTCTTAAACCTATCCATTCGGGATAACAGCACCGATGTAGGCGGCACTGTTAAAGGCCCCACAACGGCCAATGTTTGTTGATCGAGTGGGGCAATGTACAGGTCTGAAGCAGCTGCTGCGTCACCAACATCACCATTGTAATTAATTTGAAACCACAAGGGTCCTGACAAATTAACCACAACGGCCATGCAGATGCCATAGTTGACATTGCTGGCTCCGGGGTATGCGAGAATGGATGTGAGAGTAAAACCAGAGGGGGGACCCGCGGTCGTAATTGTTACTGTAGGATTTTCTCCTGCATTCGTAAAATTGACAGTGACCAAATAGATTCCAGGATCGACCACGATGACGTCATAGACGCCATCAAGGCCGGCTGAATCATCAATGATCACATCAAGGGACCCTCCGGAATATGTGGTGGTCGCTGGCGGTGGACCCGCCAAAGGTTGATTCCATTGCTGAAACCAACTTTGATCACCAGATATTGAATCCAATTGAGGAGTGGAAAGGACTATATCATACTCAACATAAAACTCACCAGCTGTAAAAGGAGAAGATTCACTTTGCGTGGCAACAAAAATATTGCCAACAAAATAAGTTTTCTCGTCTGTACTCGTGGGAGTCGTTAAGCTTCGTGTGATATAGTATTCCTTATACTTATGGATATTATACCCCGCACATTCATAAACTGATGCAAACCACGGCGGAGACCGTACTGCGCCATCGTAAGTCATGAATTGTAGCTTATCAACTGGTGGTGGATCCACCGCGTCAAAATCAACCGCAACCATAACCGTTCCTTCCTTTCCAGTTCCACATTGCGGCTCATAAATGAACCTCAAAGAGTTAAACCGATATGTTTCAAACCTAGTTGCAATGCCTGATAACCAGGGGAACAACTGTCTGTTCCCAGGATTAATGGGCAATGCAACCATATTATTAAACGTACCGGAATCTCCAAATGTGATATCCTGGACGTACTCGCGGTGGCGTACGCTCATCCCTGTCTTGGATGAGCGCATTCGGGCCTTCGTGTGCTTTACATACGTGCCATTAGCAGCCGGCGCAGAGAGCGCCATGCTGCTATTATAACCTCCAAGGGCGAGGTTAGGTGATGCCATGGCAGAGGCACCACTTGTTGGAAAGGCTAATGTCGCAAGAAGCGGACCAAGCTCCTGAGCTAGACTCCTGGCTACTTGTCCTACACCAGAAATCACCGAACCTACCTTAGAGGCCGTACCTGCAATCGTGTTACCACGACCACCCTTCCGGCGTCCAGGTCGCCTTCGCCTGGCCTTTCCCTGTTGTTGTTGTTGTTTCTTCTTGCCACCCATGTAATTTTTCGCTGAACCTTCCACCAGCGCTACACAGATAGCTTGTTATCCTATCCAGATGGGGACTATGCCGTAACGTATACCTGAATTGTTGCCACAATTCAAGGCTGAAGTTGGGTTGACTGAGCAGACGATAAAACGTTTTGGACCACGTCATCGGTTCCCAATCTCCCCCAGCTTTAATCAACGCACTACAGAACACTGCTCCTCTTTCCAATGAACAAACATTGTACTCCCGGACGCGATGTCCGTAGCGTAGATAAAAC